CAATATAGAAATCACCCTTATCATTCATACCTGTGTAAACAACAGTACCACAAGAAGTTTCTTGTGACTGTGCTAGGAACTCCTCCCTTTCAGTAAGAGTTCTATCAGATATTTGAGGAAGACCAGTTGAATAGTTACCTGGACCATAACCAAGATATTCAAATGTATGACCAGATGCCCTCAAGATAGAAGGTCTACGAACCTCCATTGCTTTAGGTTGTATTCTTCTAAGAACTGCACCTGTTTTATGATTATCTACATTTGTTCCTAAAGCACCCCTAATAACATACAACTCATTATTTCCACTACCTTGTAGTGTACTATGAGTAACCCTCATTATCTCACTACCACATTGTAGATAAGATCCTAATGGGAACTTAGCTTCTATAGAAGGTTTAGCATCATTTACATCAAATGTTCCATCATATAATGTTACTGTAAACTTGCCATCAGTAGGAGTAACTGCTTGACCAGTAAGAATTACATCATGTCCAACTATAGGTAAACTTCTAGCACCTAAGTTTTCATCAGATTTACCAGAAATACCCTCATGAGATGACATTCCATGTTTTAAGATGTACTTAGCATCATAAGCTAAGGAAGCTCCTCCATCAGTACCAACTATAGCACTAAATTTCTTTGAAGTCTCTAATTCCTCATCTACAATAAAATCACCTAGATTTTCATATGTATCACTAAGTATTCTGAATCTATTACCTTTTACTAATCCATGAGATGTAGAAGTAGTAAAATTATACTTTAGATTAGGTCCAGAAGTACCTATTATCATAGAAGCACCTTGAACCTCTAATGCTGGACCCATATCAATGATCTGCTGCCCAACATGAACAACATCATTAGTATGCTTATGAAGAGTTAGTGATTTTGATCCACTAACTTCTTTAATCATATAATATCCATCAGTAGCTGTTGTTATACCAGTTACTTGAACATAATTGTTATCAGCAATAGAAATATGCTTTTCTGCTAGTGTTATAGAACAAATTGGAGTTCCACCAATACCACCTTCAGTAGGAAGAGATGAATCAAAATACAAAACATCTCCATCTTTATATCCAGAACCACCTTGATTTATTTTTAAGAAACCATTAGCATCTTTTTGTGGAGCACTACTATCAACAATTACATCTGCTGTTGCTCCTTTCCAAGGTGCTGATGATGGTTGTCCGTTATTATCAAATAATTTTACATTATAATATGTACCATTAACAGGAAGATCTCCCTGTCCACCAGCATTATTAACAGTTATATTACCATTATAATATCTAATACCATTTAATTGATGCTCAGTATCTAATGTTATTGCTGTTTCAGTGGTTCCATTTGATGATGTTAAGATAGTATTCGATACATTAAATGTTGATAAGAACCTATTTGCGGTTTCCCTAGTAATACTCTTCTTAAGATCATTAGTTATAGTTGATCCAATTGGAGTAGCTGGAGCAAATGTATTTGCTTCTGGTGGGTTATCCTCTAAATTATCTCTATCATGTTGTGGATATAGATCAACAATACTTTGATTATATTTACGGGAAGCAAAAGCACCTTCAGCACTATTATTACCATTAAGAACAAATAGATGATATATACCATCCTGAATTCCTTCTTCATATGGTGTAATTACTTCAGATCTATAGACATATAGGTTCTCTTTAGTATCGTTTCTTTCAATCCTTGGAAGAGAAGTTGTTCTAATATTAGTATTAATATCAATAGTTCCAACATATATCTCTGGTCCTATTGGTTCTCCATCTACCAATTCACAAACTTTATATGTAAAAGTCTTATCATTAATTACATTATCAACAACAAAAACTCCATTAAATTCTTTGTCAAATAAACCATCAGGGTTAGATGTTGTAGTTACATTTCTTACAGTAACCTTATTTCCAATTTTAACACCATGTAGCTGATCAGTTCTAACAGTTGCTATCTTAGTACCAACATCATATGATATAGTTGTTAATAGTTTTAAGTTCTTATTAAAATTATAACCTGGATCATAATTAGTTGGATCAGGATTACCTGGTCCAATACTTGTTGCAGTAAAATCACTAGCATTAGTAACACCAGTTGAACTGGATTCTTGAAGAATGAATCCATCTGTGGGATCTTTAGCACCTCTAACTTCTTTAGGTATTACATATCTAACTTTATAGATCTTTTCATCTAAACTTCTATCATCAACCTTTCTTAGAACATATGGAATAGGTACTTCATCATCATTTTCAAAATTACTTAAACCATCATTAGCAGGTACATCCTTAGAGTAAATGGTATTTACTATTGGTGGTGATGATGTTGCATCTGCTGGTAATACATGAACAAACCAACCAGCAGGTCCAGATTCTTGTACACCATTTCTAGTAACTGTTTTAAGAGTATCATCAAATTGAATTGGATGACCTAATTCACCAGGACTCTTATCAGATATTCTACTAACAATAGTTAATCTTCCTTCAGCAGAAGTAAATGAAGTTCTAATAAATTCAGGAACAGGTAAATCAGCATTTGCTTTTGATCCAGCAATCTTAATTTGATTAATACCTAAATTTGAATCTCCATCATTTGTAATTGCATAATATACTTGATGTGCTTGTAATCCTGCAGGAAGTTCACCACTATCAGATATAATTCTTATAGATTCACCATTTTGTAATTCATGCGAACCATCTATTGTATAGATTGCTTCATTAACATTATCAACTGGATTTGAATGTAATGCCTTATATGATTTCTCAGAAGTTGATTCTGTTGCTGTAAAGGTTCCATTGGACATAACAATGGTTGCTTCATATGCCGTTCCACCAGTAGCATCTACATATAATTTTTCACCTACCCTAGAACCAATTCTAAATCCTTGAGCAATTGATGATGGTGGATTAAATAAGTTTTTATTACCAAGTAAATATAAACGTCCTGGAACAGGTGCTGCTGTATTATCAAGAACCTCTTCAGTCATGATTTTATCAATCTGAAGCCAATCAACTCTCTGCTCTTGACCAACAACAGCTCTTGGTGTAATAATAGAAGTTACAAATCCTTTATTATCTTTAGCAAATGCTCTTTCCTTAAATCCATCAGCAGCAAGAGCAAATTGTCCAAAGTTAGAGTTAGAGTTAGTAACTGAAGCATCAGCACCAGATAACATTCTAAAGTGTGTATGATATCCAATAGCGAATACAGAAACGATCTGTATAACAGCATCATTAGAAACTTTTACGTGAGTTGTCTCCCAATCTGGTCTATAAACAGCACCAGAATCTAAATGATATACCTGTTCTATATTAGTAGAAGATGATTTAGCTGCTAATGTTTCTCCTTTTTGAACAGCAGGTGTTAATCCAGCATACTGTCTACTAGTCTCATTATACTTAAGGAAAGCACGATCATCTTTCTGTAGTGATACACCAGTAAACTGGGCAACAACCATAGATTTGAAACCAGTTGCCTTAGATCCATCAGCATGCATACCTTGCATACCATAAACAGATCTCAATGAACAGTTAAAGATATATGGTGAAGCACCTGTTACAGTATCTGTTTCTACTAGAACTTCTGCTTCTCCAAAACCTAGACCACTATTACGTCCAGCAGGTAATGTTGCTTTTACTTGTGCTAATAGATAAGTAAATCTATTTTCATCAATTACAGTCTTAACTTTTGTTGAAATATTATAATCAAGAGAACTTACACCTTTAATCTTAATTGGTGTACCACTACTTAAACCATGAGCAGATTTTGTTGTAACAGTTACTACACTTCCTGCTGTATTACCATCTCCTGAAAAGATATCTTCAATACCAAGAGCATCTGTAGCAAAAGCACCAACTATTTCAAACTCAGGTCTTACTGGAGCAAAATCGTTTGGATATGTAGGATACTTAAAACGAACTTCTCTAGTAGATGCCCTGTTAAATGCGTTAGATAACTTACTATAATATACCTGTAAATCAGTTAACTGATAATCACCAATAACATTAATACCATCAGCATATTCAAAACAAGTTAGTTTATGGTGTGAGAAAGTTGGTTTTGATCTATTAACGTCAGTGAAATCTTTATGGTCAGTATATACTGTAGTACTTTCATCACCATCAAATATAGTAAACTGCCAAAAGTAACATGTACCAGTAACCTTAAAGATTGATGAATAGGGAACATCAGGATCTGTTGGGTTTGGAACATACTTAGGTCTTATTTTTGTCTTTCTTAAATCTAGTCCAACTAATGAAGTTCCACGAGGAATAACAACTCCACCATGAACACTATTAAACTTATAAAGAATATTATCTTCTTGTGTTAAATCAAAATTTGAATTAAGAGTTAAACTAAAAGTTTCTGTTGCTCCTATATTACTTACTCCACCATCTGGTTTTACTGCTCTAGCATCTCCAGATACCATTTTAATACCATAACCTGGTCGGTTATCTATTAAATGTTCACCAGGAAAACATAATATAGTTGTCTTCTCAACAATATCGTTATCGTTTCCTTCAATATATGAAAATCTTGCTGATTCTATTAATGCCCTCTGAATAGTCTTAAACGGTTTTGTTAACGAATTACCTTCGTTTTCAATACCGTCAGTAGCATCAAGATCATTTGGATTTACATAAAGAATACGTCCCTCAGTATTCTTTATAAAATTCTCTAACTTATTTAAAGGCATCTTCTTATACTTTTGGCCAAAAGATTTCTATGTTTCTATTTAGCTGCGATTAATTCACTGTTATCTCAGCATATTCTATAATACTTGAGTCTGCTTGATTAGTAACTACTTCTAACACATCCATAAATTGTTGAGTTGTTTCACAATTCACATGTCGTACTTCACCTTGATCACTATAAAGTTTGAATCTTTTAGAACAAACATCAATGACAACTTTTTCTACAAATGTTTCTGGATCCATAATAATTAAGCCCAATCAACGTAATACCAAGTAACTGCTATCCTTTTTTTACCACTGATCACTTTTTGACCAGCATGAGGATAACACCAATTAGATGGAAATATTATAGCATATCCTGGTTTAGGTTTCAACGCTGTGTGTATGAATTCAGTCCCACCACCTTCAAAACCTTCATTTAAATATAATATAACACTTACCTTTCTTTCATATTCAGTTAATTTTTTATCAGTAGCAGCATCATGATGAAATCTATACCTTTGTCCAGGTTCATATTCTAATACCTGTATTCCCTCTCTCCAACATTTAGTTCCTATACCACAAGGAACTGGATAATATGAAAAATTTTTATGAACAGATTTAACTTTCTTATAATAAGCCTCTAAACCAACATTAATACGTTGGTGTAACATTATAGTTCCCTTAGTGCTATTATCCAATGTTAATCCACTACTTGATCTAATATTATTATTAACATAGTTTTTTCCTTCTTTTCCAAAAACCTTACAATCACGAAATTCTAATGTATCAATATAATCATTGATATATTTTAATTCATTTGGTTCTAGTATCTTTATAAGTTGTATCAGATCATTCATAATATATACCAATAATATTCATTAATTAAGAGGGTTTTGTTGGCCAAGAAGAATGAGAATGATCGTCTGCTAATGCTTTTGCTGTTAGATTAGCATCTGCTGCTATAGTTGCTGGAAGATCTCTTAATGCTTGTCTATAAGTTGCCCATTCTGCTTTCTTACTATCAGATAATGGAGAATCATTACCTTGAGTCCAATCAGACCAAGATAGTTGAGCATTTCTATAATTCTTTACTTCTTGTAAATGATCTCTTGCTGCCTCATATGCAGCAGCCGCAAGGGTTTGTTCATTCGCATGATCAGTTACTGCTTGTTGCCAGATACCAATTTCAGTAATCTCCTCACCCCATTTTTTATCTCCATTTTCATCTACAGCATCTTCTTCATATTCAATAAAACCTTTTCCTTTAACAGTATCAAAAAACATTCCATGAACATCTGATGGAATCCATGAAAGATCAACATGAGTACAAGGATGTACTGCAACACCATCAACAACTATAGTTTTATCTGGAGGTACAACTTGAATTTTCATTGTTCTATGTCCGTTACATTTTTTATTTGTCTAGATTGCATTAATCTTTCTTGGGCTTTTAATTCCAATTCTCTTTGATATATTTCTTGTGCTTTCATAGTCGATTTCACAGTTTCATTTCTAAAGGATTCAATAGCAGAACTAGTATGTCTCTGTTGCTGTGAGTTTTCAATCATTAAAGTTGGCAACCAAGTAACTGCACAACTCCAATCATCAATTTCTTCTCCTGTATTAGGATTCATACCACGAACTTGAGTAAACCAAGAACATTGTAATCCAATACAATCTTTACCAATCAAAGGGCAGAATTTCCCCTGCTCAAGTTTCATTATATTAATTCTTTGAACATATTATAACATCAACATACTGAACTGACAAGTCAAGAGAACCTGAACTACTAACAGATATGCTAGTATCCTCGAAACTGTGAGTGTGATCACTAGTTGATCCAGAAGCAGTAAAACTATCACTGAAAGTGAAATTAGAACCACTTATAGTATACATTATTATAGCATGTGTGTGGTAGTCACTGCCACCCTTACTAGCAACACTAGGAGTTCCTGAAGAACCAGCATTTAAAGTATCTGTAAAACCATATTGTCCACCTGAAGTTCCAAGAGGAGCATGATATTGGTGATCGTGAGATGGCATCTGAGCAACAGAAAGCCAAGCTTGAGTAGTGTTCTGATACATTATTTGTGATCCACCACAATTACCACTAACAGATCCACTAATACTTACACTTTCTCCACCATCACTACCAGTAGTTCCACTAGCAGATCCAGATCCACTAACACTTAAACTCCTACTAGCAAAAGTACTAGTAAATGCATTACTACCACCAGATCCACCACCAGATCCACTTACAACTCTAAGTGCTTTATTATTATGTGATGTTACCTGACTCCATCCAGTAGGAGCAGAGGACTGATAGAATAGCATGGTTGCTCCTGAAGGAATACCAGCAGCACCAGGAGAACCTGGAGTTCCAGGAGTTCCATCTTGACCAGGAGTCCCATCTTGTCCTGGAGTTCCATCTTGTCCTGGAGTTCCAGGAGTTCCATCATCTCCATCTTGACCTGGAGATCCAGGAGTTCCATCATCTCCATCTTGACCTGGAGATCCAGGAGTTCCTGGAGTTCCATCATCTCCATCATCCCCATCTTGACCTGGAGAACCTGGAGGTCCAGGAGGACCAGCAACAGTAGAAGGAGTTCCTGGAGTTCCATCA